ACGGCGGCCGTGTGATCGTCTGGTACGGGCTGACCTCGAGCCTGGAGCTCTACCAGCAGGCCAAAGCCCGCCCCTCTCGGCCGGGGGCCGGGGCCCCCTCCCGGCGGCCCACCCCCCGCCTCTATCGGCAGGGCCAGGAGAAGCCGGTCATCATCCACCACCTGATCGCAGAGGGCACGGCCGACGAGCAGGTCATGAGAGCCCTCCAGGACAAGGACACCAGCCAGGCCGCCCTCCTGGCAGCACTCAAAGAAAGGAGAATGCAATGAGCGACCCAAGAAGAAACGAGGAAGGCTATCTCGATCTGACAGCCTACCACGGAACCAAAAGCATCATACAAGAAGAAAATGAGGCCGAGCGCAAGAACAAGGACCTGATCCACACCTTCCGCCTGCTGGCCGACATGGCCGGCTTTGAAATAGTCGGCCGCATCACGATAAAACACAAAAAGACAGGGAGGGTTTTCAGATGATCGGATATTTAAGCGGCCCCATTACGGGCCACAAGAACTACCGCCAGCAGTTCGCCAGAGCTGCCGGCACTCTGAAGGAGATGGGCTACGCCGTCATCAACCCCACCGAGCTGGGAGCGGCTCTCCCTCTCGACCAGATGAGCTACGAGGACATTATGAAGATCGACATGGAGCTCCTGGCCACTGCCGACTACCTGGTGCAGCTTCCAGGCTGGGAGGACTCGAAGGGAGCCAACCGCGAGCTGGGCTTCGCCCTGGGCACCGACAAGATCATCGTCAGCCTGGAGCAGCTTCTCACGAAGGAGGTGACGCCGTCATGACTTTAGACGAGACCTATGACTTCCTGATGCAGATCCGCCGCAAGGGGATCATCATCAGGCGGAAAGAGACCCAGCGGGACGAGCTGAGGGCCTGCTTGCTGCCTGGCGCCATCCGCTATGACCGCGACAGGGTCCAGAGCACTCCGACCGATAAGATGGCCGACGTCATCGCCAGAGTGGACGAGCTGGACCGAGAGATCGAGCAGCTCCGGCGTGAGAAGGCCACCCTGGTCATCGAGATCAGCGACGCCATCGAGAAGCTGGAGGACGACAACGAGAAGACCGTGCTGACCGAGTTCTACATAGCACGGGCACCGATGACCGAGGTGGCTGACGCCATCAACTACAGCGTCCGCAGGGCGTATCATTTCAGGAAGATGGGCGTCACCCATCTGGGGGAGGTTTTAGGATGATACGACTCCTGCATGGCGACTGTCTGGCAATGCTGAAAGAGGTGGAGCCTGGCAGCGTGGACCTGATCCTCTGTGATCCTCCCTACTCCTCCGGCGGAACTCATGCCGGCGACCGCAAGGCCAGCACGACGGCCAAGTACACCGACAACGACTTCAATGGGGCCGCCAGGCTCCCGGCCTTCTCCGGCGATAACATGGACCAGCGGAGCTTCACGGCCTTTATGCGATGGGTGTGCAGCGAGCTGAGGCAAAAGACCAGGGAGGGGGGGATCCTGGAGATGTTCGTGGACTGGAGAAACCTCCCCGCGATGACGGACGCCGTGCAGATGGCCGGCTGGGTGTGGAGGGGCGTCGTCGTATGGGACAAGGGCATCAGCAGAAACCAGCCGGGACGCTTCCGGAACGACTGCGAGTTCGTGGTCTGGTGCTCCAACGGCGACCTGCCTATTGACTGGAAGGCTGCCAAAGGCACCAAGGCCATGCCGGGCGTCTACCACGTCCCCATAGTGGCACCGAAGCAGCGCTTCCATCAGACTGAGAAGCCCGTGGAGCTGCTGGAGAGTCTTCTGGCCATTTGTCCCCCGGGCGGCACTGTCCTGGACGCCTTCATGGGATCCGGCAGCACCGGCGTGGCAGCCGTTAAAACCGGCCGGAGCTTCATCGGGATGGAACTGTCCGACCAATACTTCGACACGGCCACCAAGCGCATCCAGGAGGCCGAGGACGAGCTGCTGAACGACTTTTAGAAAGTCGGCGAACATTGCAAACCAGAATGTGTTATACTGGTAAAGTGGACGAATGAGAGCAGGACCGAGAGGGCCTGCTCTTTTCCGTTTATCGAAACGACGAATAGGAGGCGGCGAGACCATGCCAAAAGCAAGGAACTCGAAAGTGGACGAGGCCCTTGCATTGTATCGGCAGGGCCTTAAACTCATAGAAATCTCCCGGAAGCTGGACATCCCGGAGGGGACTGTCCGCCGATGGAAATGCACCTACAAATGGGACGCCCCTGAAGAAACCGAGCGCTCGCAACCTAAAAAACCGAACGCTCGCAAACGAGGAGGGCAGCCAGGCAACAAGAACGCCACCGGGCCCCCTGGTAACAAGAACGCCGAGAAGTTTGGCTTCCTCTCGAAGTATCTCCCGGAGGAGACGCTGGAGCTGCTGCATCTGACAGCGGACTCCTCTCCTCTGGATCTTCTCTGGACCCAGATCCAGCTGGCCTATGCTGCGATCATCCGGGCCCAGAAGATCGCCTACGTGAAAGACGCCGAAGACAAGACCATCGAGAAGATCGAGGACCGCAGCGGCGCCGAGTCCTGGGGCGAGAAGTGGGAAGTCCAGCAGGCCTGGGACAAGCAAGCCAACTTTATGAAGGCTCAGGCACGCGCTCAGAGTGAGCTCCGGGGCCTAATCAAACAATACGACGAGATGCTGCACAAGGACTGGGAGGCAGCGACGGAGGAACAGAAAGCACGCCTGCAGCTGCTGAAGGCGAAGCTGAACGACGGCTCCGATGACGCTGGGAAGGTGGTGATCATCAATGACACGCACGACCCGCATCAGTGACCTGATCATCCCGAAGTTCTGGCCGGCCTTCAATGACCGGGAGCACACGCACAAGATCCTGACCTCTGGGCGAGCAGGCACCAAGTCCTCAGAGGCTGCCATCGAGGTCGTGTATAAGATCGTCAGCGAGGAAGACTGCTCCGCCGTGGTCATCCGGAAGCGCCACAACAAGCTCCGGAAGACGGTCTACAAAGAAATCAAGCGAGCCATCAAGCGCCTGGGGCTGCCGGAGAGCCTGTTCAAGATCACCGTGAGCCCCATGGAAATCACCTACAAGGCCAACGGGAACACCATCTACTTCACCGGATCGGACAGCATAGACGACACCAAGGGCATCATCGACGAGAGCAAGCCCATCAAGATCGTGCTGCTGGATGAGGTCAGCGAGTTCTTCACAGACGGCGAAGGAGAGGACGAGCTCCAGAACATCGAGGCGACCTTCATCAGAGGCAACGCCGAAGGCTTCCAGATGCTCTACCTCTACAACCCACCGAAGAACCCCAACGCCCCCGTGGTGGTCTGGTGCCGGAAGATGGAGAAGCGCCCGGACTGCATCCACGTCCATGTGGACTACCGGGACGTGCCTCCTGAGTGGCTGGGCGCCAAGCTGATCGAGGCGGCTGAGATCCTCCGCGAAGTGGATGAGCGCCAGTGGAGATGGCTCTGGCTCGGCCTCAGCATCGGCGTGGACGAGCTCATCTACTATATGTTCGGCGACGCTGCCATCCAGCGCCCGAGCCGTGACCACTACCGGATCATCGGCATCGGCGTGGACTATGGCCAGCAGAACGCCACAACCTACCAGGCGGCCGGCCTGAATGAGTACGAGCACAAGCTGGACGGCCTGGCGGAATACTACCACAGCGGCCGGGAGACCGGAACGCAGAAAAGCCCCAGCGAGTACGCCGGGGACTTCGTCAAGTTTTTGAACCTGCTGCATGAGACCTACTCATGCAGCACTTTTTATACCTTCATTGACCCATCGGCTCGCGGTCTGATGGAGGAGATCAAACGAGCCACAAGAGGCACCGGCTACACCGTCCTGATCCGCGACGCTGAGAACGATGTGGCCCTGGGCATCTCGCGGGTGCAGAAGCTACTGACCTTCAAGATGCTGGCCGTGTCTCCGGATCAGGAGAACGCGGTCCGGGAGTTCGGTCTCTACGAATACGACAAGGACAGCATCGACAAGGGGCGAGAGGTGCCGGTCAAAGTGGACGATCACTGCATGGACGCTATCCGCTATCTGGTCATGGGGATGTGGTCGAAGATTAAGCACCACCTGCCCATCAAGGAAAAAGAGGAGGAGCCGGAAGGAGTCATAAAATGAACATTTTCGAGTATTTCAAAAAGAAGGGCATCGACACCATCGACAGCTCCTTCTACACCAAGATCGCCATCTGGGACAGCTGGTACAGGGCGAACGTCAAGAAGTTCCACCAGTACCGCGTCTATCATGGCGCCGGGCAGTACACACGCTGCCAGCGCAAGAGCCTCGGCATGGGCAAGAAGATCTGCGAGGACATCAGCGATCTGCTGCTCAATGAGAGGGTCCGCATCACCATCCAGGACGACGCCACGGCCAAGTTCGTGAACAAGGTGCTGGAGGCTGCCAACTTTGCGGTCCAGGGCAATGAGTACCAAGAGCGCAAGGCCGCCTGCGGCACCGTGGCCTATGTGCCATATTTGACCAACATGGAAGTGGATGACGATGGCCGTGTCATCAGTGCCGACGTCAAAATGGACTATGTGGTGGCCAAGAACATCTACCCCACAGCCTGGGAGAACTCCAGGATCACGGAGTGCATCTTTGTATTCCCTAAGACCTACAAGCGCAAGAAGTACGCACAGTTCCAGCACCACAAGCTGGAGCCATGGAGGGATGAAAACGGCGAGGACCTGGGCTATCAGTATGTCATCGAGAACACCGTCGTGGAGTGCTCCAGCGGCGCCGGCCGTGAGCTGACCCCAGACGAGTGGAACAAGATCCCACACTTCAGTGGACTGGCTGCCAGGGTCGAGACCGGCAGCGACCAGCCCCAGTTCGTCATTGACAAGCTGAACATCGCGAACAACGTGGACGAGGATGACACAAACCCGATGGGCGTGGCGCTTTTCGCCAATAGCCTCGACGTCCTGGCCAAGATCGACCTGGAGTATGACAGCTATGCCAATGAGTTCACCCTGGGCCGCAAGCGTGTCTTCGTTTCTCCGGAGCTGCTGACCACGGCGGACGGCTCCCTGGTATTTGATCCGGAGGACAGCGTCTTCTACAAGCTGCCGGAGGACTATTTCAAAGACACCAAGGAGGCCATCCACGAGAGCAACATGGCGCTCAGAGTGCAGGAGCACGAGCAGGCCATCAACAACGACCTGAACCTGCTCTCCTTCAAGTGTGGTTTTGGCACGCAATACTACCGCTTCGAGCGCGGCGCGGTCGCGACCGCCACCCAGGTCATCAGCGAAAACTCCGATATGTACCGGACGATCCAGAAGCATGAGATCATCCTGCACGACGTTCTGGTGGATTTGCTCCGGATCATCATCCGCCTGGGCAAGACGGCCAACGTGCCGGGGCTGATAGAGAACACCGGCATCGTCATCGACTTCGACGACAGCATCATCGAGGACAAGCAGACAGAACGAGCGGAGGACCGCAAGGACGTTTCCATGGGCGTCATGGGTCTGCCTGAGTACCGTGCCAAGTGGTACGGCGAGACGGAGGAGGTCGCAGCCAGCAAGCTGCCTGACCAGTCCGCCGGCGTTCTGATGTAATGGATCAGAGCTACCACGACCTACTGGCTGCCGGCGTCGAGAAGCGCTTCCGGGACCTGGAGATGGCGATCATGGACGACATCATCCGCCGGATCCGGAAGGCCGGCACAATCACCGACTCGGCCGACTGGCAGATCCAGCGCCTCATCATCCTGGGCAACAGCACCCAGGACATCGAGGACCTGATCCGGAAGGCCGTGGACGGAAACGAGGAGGAAGTCCGCCGGCTCTACGCTGAGGTCATCGAGCGGGAATACACCCGCGACCGCAGTCTATACGAGCAGATCGGCAAGGAGTTCATCCCCTACGAGTTAAACCCCGAGCTCCAGCAGATCACGGACGCCCTGGTGCAGCAGTCCAGCGAGGAGCTCTACAACATCACCAAGAGCACCGGCTTCATGCTGGACAACGGCCACGGCGGGAAAGTCTTCACGCCCCTGGCCGACGTCTACAACGGCTACCTGGACGACGCTATCACCGGCATGGCCAACGGCGCCTATGACTACAACACGCTGGTCCGCCGTATGGTCAGCCAGATGACAGCCTCCGGGCTCCGGACCGACCACGCCTTCAGCGATGGCGGCAGCGACTACGGCGTGGACTACGCCAGCGGCTGGCACAATCGCGTGGACGTGGCCGCCCGTCGTGCCCTGCTCACTGGCTTCGGCCAGCTCACCGGTCACGTCACGGATCTGAACGCCCAGCGGCTGGGGACCAACTACTTCGAGGTCACATGGCACGCCGGGGCTCGTCCGGATCACGCTGCATGGCAGGGCAAGGTCTACACCAAGGAGCAGCTGACGACCAAGTGCGGCCTGGGCACCGGTCCGGGCCTGCTGGGCTGGAACTGCCGCCACACCTACTACCCCTTCATCCCCGGAGTGAGCGAGCGGCTCTACACCGACGAATGGCTGGAGGAGCAGAACGCCAGGGAGAACACTCCGCGCCGCTTCCGTGGCAAGGAGTACACCACCTACGAGGCCACCCAGAAGCAGAGGCAGATGGAGACGGCCATGAGGGCCCGGCGTGAGCAGGTGCAGCTCCTTCGTGCCGGAGGGGCTGACAAGGAAGACATCACCATCGCCAAGTGCAAGTACCAGGCCCAGCTGGAGCAGTACCGCAGCTTCTCGAAGGCGATGGGCCTGGAGGAGCAGACGGAGCGCATCTACACGGGACGCACCCCGGGCAGGATCTCACCGAGCCCGCAGGTCTACGCGCAATGGCAGGCCGAGCAGGCGGCCAAAGCGGCCAACCGTGCGAAAGAGCGCGCCGAGAAGCAGCGCAGAGCGGCCCAGGACGCCGCTCAGAAGGGAGCAAGCACATGATCCGGATAAACGTCAAGGACACCGGGATCACCGTCTCAGGGCACGCACAGCGGCTCCCTGGGGCGTCTCCCGGGCACAACATAATTTGCGCCGGCGTCTCGGCGCTGACCCTCACACTGATCGAGGGGCTGCGCGAGGTGGCGGGCGTCGAGATCCAGGAGAGCGTCAGCCCGGGCATCACTGTCATCAGCTGGCCGGATCTGAATGAGATCGGCCGGGCGCTGGTCCGCACTTACGTCCTGGGCCTGGAAGGCATCCGGGACAGCTATGGAGAAATAACGATAATTTGAGCGCCGCGAGGCGCTTTTATTATGAGCAGACGCCGGGCTCTGAGCCGGCGGGAATGTTCACGACACATTACAAAAACGGAGGAATAACCCAATGAAAAAGCATTTTAACCTTCAGCTCTTTGACAACGGCGGCGAGGGCGGCTCTGGCGGAGGTCAGGGTGGAAACGCTGGGAACGGTAACGGCAGCCAGGGAAATGCCGGGAATAATGGAGGCACCGGAGGCTACAGCTTCCAGCAGGCCGAGGAGATCGCCCAGGCTCGTGCAGAACGCGCCGAGAAGGCCGCTCTCAGCTCCTACTTCAAGCAGCAGGGCATGAGCGAGGAGGAAATCAACCAGGCGATCAAAGACTTCAAGGCCAACCGCGAGAAACAGCGCCCCAATGTGGACGCCATCACGAAAGAGCGCGATGACGCGCTCGCAGAACTGGCCCAGATGAAGAACAGCCAGACACTCGCCCAGAAGGGCGTCCGCGCCGAGGACACTGACTACGTCATGTTCAAGATCGCGGCCCTGATGAAAGAGGACAGCAAGCTCGACTTCGAGAAGGCCGCCACCAAGTTCCTGAAAGAAAACCCCCGCTTTACTACCAGCGGCAGCGGGTCCTACCGCGTGAAGACCGGCACGGAAAGTTCCGGGGCGGGCAGCTCTGGAAATCAGAACAGCAACGACTTCATCAACGCTGCCATCCGCAGAAAAGCGGGCCGCAACTAACAAAATTATGGAGGAATAACCACATGAAAAAGTATTTTAATCTTCAGCTTTTTGAGACCGACGCTCAGATCATTGACAGATCCGGCGCCGAGTCTCTGATCCCCGAGGACCGTGCTGCGGAAATCATCCAGGGCGCCATCGCTCAGTCCGCTGTCCTCACCATGGGCCGCCGTCTGGCCAATATGACCGCAGCCCAGACCCGTCTCCCTGTTCTGGACGCTCTGCCCATCGCCTACTTCGTGAACGGCGACACCGGTCAGAAGAAGACCACCAGACAGGCATGGGACAAGAAGACCATCGTCGCCGAGGAGATCGCGGTCATCGTGCCCATCCCCGAGGCCGTGCTGGACGACGCTGACTATGACATCTGGGGCGAGGTCCGTCCCCGCATCCAGGAGGCCTTCGGCCAGGTCATTGACGCGGCCATCCTGTTCGGCACCGATAAGCCGGCAACCTGGAGAGAGGGTCTGGTGCCTTCTGCTGTCACCGCTGGCGCCACTAAGCAGATCACCGCTGACCTCTACACCGACCTGCTCGGCGAGGGCGGCACTATCTCCAAGGTGGAGGAGTCCGGCTACTTCGTGACCGGTCACGTCGCTGACATCGGTATGCGTGCCAAGCTCCGTGGCCTGAAGAACAACAGCGGCAACCCCCTGTTCCTGAACTCTATGCAGCAGGCCGGCAACTACACCCTGGACGGCTCCGCCATCCAGTTCCCTCGCAATGGCGCCTTCGACAAGACCAAGGCCCACATGATCTCCGGCGACTTCTCTCAGCTGGTGTACTCCATCCGCCAGGACATCACCTTCAAGCTGTTCACTGAGGGCGTCGTGCAGAACACTGACGGCACCATCGCCTACAACCTGATGCAGAACGACATGGTGGCCCTTCGTGCTGTCATGCGTCTGGGCTGGGAGATCCCGAACCCTGTCAACGCCATGGCCAAGGAAAAGGCGAAGCGCTTCCCGTTCGCCGTGCTGACCCCTGCCGGCGCCTAAGTAAAGGAGGTGCAGCCTGATGTACGTCTCCTATGATTTTTACAAGCTGACCTTCGGGGGCGCGATCCCCGAGGCTGACTTCTCCAAAGTCGAGGCCAAGGCGGAGGCGGTCATCGGCTACCTGACCTATATCAACGGGGACATCTTCGCCAAAGAGGACGACCGCGTGAAGCTCGCGGTCTGCGCTGCGGCGGAGGTCGTCCATTATCACAACAACCAGGCCAGCGCAAACGGCAACCAGGCTGCAGGTGTGAAAAGCGAAACCAACGACGGCTACTCCGTGACCTACATCACGGAGGGCCAGGATGGCCAGACCGCTGAGGAGCTGCTCCGCAAGAAGATCCTCGAAGCGGTCCGCGTCTACCTGCTGCCGACCGGATGGCTGAGCCGATCCCTGAAGGGAGGCTGCCGCCATGTATGTGCAGACTGCGATAACAGTCTTTAACAAACGCCTGGGCGCTGATCGGCGCGAGGTCTACTTCCCGACCTGCATCCGCAGCGCGTCCTTCCTGGAGAACAAGAGCTCCGGCCACTCTACGGACGGAGCTCACTCCCAGAGCCTCGCCTACAAGCTGAGGATCCCGCTGGGAGCGAAGATCCAGGACGGCCGGAGCTACGTCCCGGCGGATAAGTTCCGCCAGCTGGACGAGGATGCAGCCGCCAAGGCGTGGACGCTCCAGACCGGCGACTATGTGCTGCCTATGGCGACCGAGCTGACGGCTCCGGTCGATCAGAAGCAGATGGAGGCGCTCGGCCAGCTGATCTACGTCAAGGAGTACGCGGACAACACCATCAGAGGCTCGGCCGCCGTGAAGCACTGGCGGATCGGAGGCGAATAATGGCGTTTAAGCCCATCACCAACCCCAGGGGCGCCATCATCCAGGGAAAGAACGGCAAGGCCGAGCTGATCTGGAACGCCGGCTGCGCCCCGAGAATGAACGAAGTGCTCAGCAAGAAGCAGGAGATCATCGACAGCGAAGTGCTCAGGCTCTGCGCTCCGATGGTCCCAAAGCGCACCGGCGCCCTGGAGCGATCCGGCACGCTGGGCACCGTCATCGGCTCCGGCGAGGTGCAGTACATCGCATCATACGCCCGCCGGCAGTATTACAACACCAGCCAGACCCGCAGCTACGACTCCAGGCGTGGCGGTATGTGGTTTGAGCGAATGAAAACCGCACACAGGACGCAGATCCTGAAGCTGGTCAACAAGTAAAGGAGGCCCGAAATGGTCAAGTCAATCATCGAGGGCGTCGCTGACTTCTTCAAGGACTGCCCTCTCCTCAATGCCGGAGTGTTCCGCGTGGACGCCCTGGGAGACGAGCCGCAGGAGTACACCATCGAGACGGGGATCTTCAACCCGATCATCGAGACATACATCGACGGCAGCTCCGACCGGCGCTACCAGTTCAACTTCGGCAGCCGGGAGTATTACAGCATGGACCGGCTCCAGAACATCGCCAACAGCACCTTCTACGAGGACTTCGCCAACTGGGTCGAAGCTCAGGAGGCCGCCGGCAATTTTCCGGAGCTGCCGGAAGGTATGCACCCGGAACAGCTCAGCGTGCTCTCGTCTGGCTATATGTTCGACGAGTCCATGAGGAACGCACGCTACCAGATCCAGTTAGAACTCATCTATCACAAGGAGGCATAAGCACATGAAAAAGTTTGATCTTCAGCTCTTTGACGAGAGCCGTGCCGCCCTGCTTCGCAACGCCATCGCGGACTATGCCGAGATCGACGGCGTCTTCGAGCTCATGGGCACCGGCTTCACGACTCTGGATGAGAGCCCCAACGCACAGACCGACAGCGAGACCTACATCAACGAGAGTACCGCGTCCACGGACATCACTGGCTACGAGACGGAGTTCTCCTATGAGTCCCGTCTGATCCCTTCCCAGAAGGCGATCTACAAGCTCTGGAAGATGGGCCGCGACCATGCGACCGGCACTGACGCCCAGCTGAAGTACGTCCGCGTCGAGCTGTTCAACCCTATCGGCGCTCCTTCCGAGGCTACCGCCGAATACACTGCCCGCCAGTTCACCGTGGCCAATGAGGTCAGCGATAACTCCGGCGCTGGTGGTGAGAAGATCAGCGTCTCCGGCGTGCTGCACGCCGTCGGCGATCCTATCCAGGGCAAGTTCGACACCGTGACCAAGAAGTTCACGGCCGGCGACTTCAAGGGCAAGTATGACACCGCAGCGCAGTCTGCGGGTTAATTAAGCAACTACTGGCTCCGCGCGACTGGCCTGATCAGGCAGTGAGCGACCAGGCACCAGCAGGCCAAACGGTGCAGCCTGCTGGTGCTTTTTTCATAGCACCGACCAATGGAGGAAAACAGAATAATGGAATTGATCATTAACAACGTCAAGCTCGAAGGCGACCTGATGGACGCCGACTTCATGGAGAAGTTCGAGACCGCGATGATTAAAATGCGCGACACGGCTCAGCAGAAAAGAAGCGAAAACTTCCCGACCGCTGCGGCCAACTACCGCGCACAGTGCGAGGTGGTCAACACCTGCTTCGACGAGATCTTCGGCGCCGGCACGGCCGTCAAGCTGTTCGGCGGCAAGATGAACGTCATGGAGCACCTGAAGGCCATCGAGAAGGTGAGCGAGTGGGCTGCCGGAGAACGCAAGACCCTGAACGACTTCACCAACCGCTACACCCAGCGCCAGCAGAACGCCGTCCGTAATATGCAGACCGCGCAGTTCGTCTCTCAGAAGCACGGCAAGGGTAAAAATCACTGAATTTATTGATCGACGGCCTGCCGGAACAGGTCGAGATCGCGGGCCAGATGGTCCCGATCAGCAGTGACTTCCGGACGGGGATCCTGTTCGAGGAAGTGCTGCAAGACTCAGGGCTCGACGATCTGGAGAAGCTCCAGACCGCCCTGCACCTGTATTTCCCCGGCGTCGTCTTCGACTCTGACGTGCTCGATGAAGCACTCGGCAAGCTGGTCTGGTTTTATCGCTGCGGCGCGGATCCCGCAGAGACGACGGGCGAAACGTCCGGCGCCGCCGACGAAGACCCGCCCTTCTCCTACGAGCACGACGCTGATTATATTTACTCCGCGTTTATGCAGGCCTACGGCCTGGACCTGGCGCGGCATCCCCTCCACTGGTGGCAGTTCCGAGCCCTCTTTAGATCGCTTCCTGAAGACACGCAGCTGGTCAAAATCATCGGCTTCCGCACGATGAAGATCCCGGCCAAGATCTCCAAGGAGCAACGGCAGCACTATGAGTATCTGAAGCGCGTCTATGCGCTCCCTCAGTCGGCTGACCGTCAGCAGCTCGAAAGTGACCTTAACAAACTACTTATGAACGGCGGCAACCCTGCCGCACTTTTGAATGGTAGCGAGGTACGGTCATGGCATCAGATGGAACCCTAAAATTTGATACAAGCCTGGACTCCGGCGGCCTACAGTCGGGGATGGGCAAGGTCGCGAGCATCGCCCAGCAGGCGCTGGGCGTGTTCAGCGGCCAGATGATGACCAGGGCAGTCGATAGCCTGGTCAACCTCGGGAAGACCGCCCTCAGCAGTGTGGGCGCTCTCGAACAGAACGTGGGCGGCGTCGAGACGCTGTTCGGCGACACGGCTGACGCCGTCATCGCCGCAGCGGATCGCGCCTACAAAACGGCAGGAATGTCTGCCAACGACTACATGAGCACGGTCACGAGCTTCTCGGCGTCCCTGCTCCAGTCCCTCAGCGGAAACACTGAGGAGGCCGCCCAAGTGGCGGACATGGCCATCATCGACATGGCCGACAATGCGAACAAAATGGGCACGTCCATGGATATGATCCAGAACGCGTACCAGGGCTTCGCAAAACAAAACTACACCATGCTGGACAACCTGAAGCTGGGCTACGGCGGCACGAAGACCGAGATGGAGCGACTGCTGGCCGATGCTCAGAAGCTGACGGGCGTCAAGTATGACATCAACAACCTGAACGACGTCTACCAGGCGATCCATGTGATCCAGGAGGAAATGGGGATCACGGGAACGACCGCCGAGGAGGCCTCCGAGACCCTGGAGGGCTCCATGGCCTCGGCCAAGGCCGCCTGGGACAACTTTATGAACGGATCGAGCGACGCCGACCAGCTGGCCGACGCCTTCGCTACGGCTGCGGACAACATCGTCAAGAACCTGGCCGAGATCGTTCCGCGCTTCGCTGAGACGCTGCCAGCCCTGGCCGGCGCCGTCGTGTCGCAGATCCCGGACCTGGCCGCTGCTATCGTGCCGGCCGTTCTCTCTGCTGGCCAGAGTATTCTGGAGCAGGCACGGGACGCTGTCCTCGACTTTGACTTTGAGGGCATGGCCGAGAAGGTCGTGGAAACGATCACCGACTTCATCAGCGGCGACGGTCTCCGCTCCTTCCTGGGCTGCCTGGTGGATATTTTCACCGGCATCGTCAACGGCATCAGCTCCATGCTGCCGACGCTTCTGCCGGCGCTCGTTGAGCTGATTGCCTACACTGTCACCAAGCTGATCGAGCAGCTGCCGGCGCTCCTGGACTGCGCTCTCCAGCTGATCAAGGGCCTGGCCGATGGCATCCTCGCAGCGCTTCCCGTGCTGATCGAGTCCCTGCCTGAGATCATCAGCGCCATCGTGCAGTTTTTGATCTCCGCCGTCCCTCAGATCATTGACGCCGGCATTGAGCTCCTGATCGCGCTGGTGGACGCCCTGCCCACCGTCATCGACGCCCTGATCGACGCCCTGCCTCAGATTATCGAGGCCACCGTGACGGCTTTGATCGCCGCAGCGCCTCAGATCGTGAGGGCCGGCATCAAGCTCCTGGGAGCACTGATCGAGGCCATCCCAGTCATTGTGGTCGAGCTGGCGAAGGCCGTGCCGGACATCATCGAGGCCATCATCGACGTGCTGGCCGAGCTTCCCGATCTAATCGGTGAAGTCTTCGCTGAGATCGTGGCCGATCTCGTCGAATGGGGCACGGACATGGGCAGCAAGGCCCAGGAGCTGATCACTCAGCTCTGCACAAAGGTCTCCAATGTTCTGCGGAACCTGCCGAGCCAGATCTGGACGCACCTGGTCAACGCTGTCACGAGAGTGGTCCAGTGGGGCCAGCAGATGCTCAGCAACGCCTCGACCGCGATGAGCAACCTGCTCAGCAAGGTCAACAGCATCATCCAGGAGCTGCCCGGGAAGATCTGGACGCACCTGGTCAATGCGGTGAACAAGGTCATCGCCTGGGGCCAGCAGATGCTCAGCAATGCTTCGACCGCGATGAGCAATATGCTCAGCAAGGTCAACAGCATCATCCAGGAGCTGCCCGGAAAGATCTGGACGCACCTGGTCAACACCGTCAACAAAGTGGTGGCCTGGGGCCAGCAGATGGTCTCCAACGCTTCGACCGCCGCGAGCAATATGCTCAGCAAGGTCTCCAGCACGCTCCAGCAGCTCCCGGGCAAGGTCTGGGACTATCTGAGCCAGGCGGCGCAGAAGGTCGTCTCCTGGGGCACTGAGCTGGCCAGCAAGGGCGCATCCGCCGCGAAGAGTCTCTTCGACTCCGTGGTCGACGGCCTGAAGTCGCTGCCCGATAAGATCAAGAGCATCGGCAGCGACATCGTCAGCGGCCTCTGGAACGGCATCAGCTCCGGCTGGGACTGGCTGAAGAACAAGGTCAGCAACCTGGCCACCAGCCTGCTGGACGCTGCGAAAGACGCCCTCGGCATCAACTCCCCGTCCAAAGAGTTCGCGGACGAGGTCGGCCGCTGGATCATGCCCGGCGTGGGCAAGGGCCTGGACAAGTCCATGCCTGCAACGCTGAAAGACATGAAGGCCAAGGCCGGCGAGCTCGTCAGTGCCATGCGGGCCGAGATGTCGGCAAGCGCCGGGCAGCTAACCGTCGGAGCTTCGCACGCTGCGGGGCTGAGAATGGCGGGCGCCGGCACTACCGTCTACAATGACAATCGCATGGAGCAGAGCAACACCTACAACGTGCCCGTGGCAACTCCTTCCGAGGTGGCCAAGAAGCAGCGCGAGGCTCTGCGGAACATGGTCGGAGGTGTGAAATGACAGTAAACACATTAACCATCGAGCTGACCTGCAACGGCAAGACCCTCAAAATGGGACCGGGCCAGGACATTGACATCACTGCCGTGTCCGGCCTGGAGTCCTCCGAGGTGGAGATCAGCACATCAGACAACGCCCTGGTGGACGGGGCGTCTGTCGATGGCAAGAAGATCAAACCGAGGCCGATCCACATCGAGGCCAGCTTCAGAAGCAGCAAGAACAACCCGGAAAACCGGGCCAAAGTAATCAAGTTTTTCAATCCGAAGTACACCGGCAAGGCGCTCATCACCAACATGGGCGTCAGCCGCAACATCGAGTACGAGCTGGAGGGCTGGACCTTCGCAGCATCGAAGAACATGGACAGCAAGCTGAAGATCCTGGTGGATCTGATCTGTCCGGACCCGTATATGCTCAATGTGGACAACTTCGGCAAGAACATGGCGAACATCACGCCGCTGTTCTCTTTCCCCTGGATCTCCCTCAGCAAGAGGATGGCGACGGGCAAGCTGGACTACAAGCCAGAAGCCCGTGGCCTTCTCCTGGGCGGCAACACTGCCGGCTATAGAACGCTGAAGAAGGAGGTCGTGCTGAGCAACGACGGAGACGTCCCGACGGGCGTCCAGATCCAGTTCATCGCGACCAGGGGCACCGTGGTCAACCCTAAGATCACGAACACAGGCACGGGCCAGTTCATGCGCGTGAATGTCACGATGCAGACCGGCGACGTGCTTCTCATCGACACCAACGACCGGCACCAGGTCATCACTCTGAACGGCGTCAACTACTACCAGCACATCGACCGCCGGAGTGAGCCCTTCCAGCTGGACGTGGGCGACAACTATCTGGAGTACGACGCGGATGAGAACTACACCAACCTGGACGTCAATCTGTTCTACACTCCGAAGTATTTGGGGGTGTAGCGCATGAATTTGATCATCCTCGACCAGAACTTCGACACGCTGGGCGTCGTCAGCGTGTTCAATACCCTCATCTGGGACCGCCGGTATTATGCCTCGGGCCTTTTTGAATTACACACTCCCGCCGAGTTTTTCACGCTGATGAACACCGGCCGCTATCTCTACCGGAACGACCGGGACGAGCTGGGCGTGATCCGCGAGGTCAACTTCGCGAGAGACGCCAAGGGCGCCCGGACGGCCTACTGCAAGGGCTACTTCTCCGAGGAGCTCCTGAACGGCCGCGTGCTCAATACGCAGATCAGTCTCACCGGCACGCCGGAGGCCATCGGCCGGAAGCTGGTGGACCGCTACGTGATCAACCCGACCGACGCCGACCGGAAGATCCCCCAGGTCAAACTGGGAGAGCTGAAGGGCCTCGGCACGAGCGTCACGGTCACGGCTACCGGCGACAACCTGGGCGACAAGCTCTACGAGATAGAGAAGACCCAGGAGCTCAGCCACCGGCTGCGCTACGACTACCTGAACAACGACCTCATCTTCGAGGTGTGGAAGGGCAAGGACAGAACGGACGACCAGACGGAGAACAGCTGGGCCATCTTCTCGGATAGCTTCTACAACGTCAAGAACGCCGTCTACGACCGGGACGAGTCCGAGTATAAAAACTTCGCTTACGTCGCCGGCGAGGGGGAAGGCTCCGCCCGTGTCATCGTGAAGGTGGATCTCCGCAGCGGTGTGGACGAGGAGCGCCGGGAGCTCTACGTGGACGCCCGGGATCTCCAGAGCACCTACCAGGACGACGCCGGCAACGAGCACACGTACACGGCTGACCAGTACAGGGCGCTGCTCCGTCAGCGTGGCCTGGAGAAGCTGGCCGAGTACCAGAAGATCGAGACCGTCAACAGCGACGTGGATCCCAACGCCAACCTGACCTATGGAGTGGACTTCGACCTGGGCGACCTCTGCACCTACCGCTACACAGACGTCGGTATCGAGACTACCAAGCGGATCACCGAGATCCAGGAGGTCTACGAGGGCAGCAAGCAGACCCTCTCCGTCGTCTTCGGCAATGACCAGATGACCAGCATCATGAAAATCATCCAAAGGGAGGTATTTTAACATGGCCATGAGATACGGCTATTTTGACTCGGAGATCACCGGCGTGGACTCCGAGGGTATGCCTATTTTTGACAGAGCAGAGACGTCGGAACTGTTCCGCCTGCTCTTTTCCAAACTGCTGACCAATGGCGTGCTGGCCAAGCCTGCCGACTGCTTCAAAGTGCTGGCAGGCGACACCGGCCTGAGCGTCACGGTCCGCCCTGGCTTCGGCCTGATCAACGGCGCCTTCGCCTATGATCCCGCCCCTGCCACTTTCCAGCTGGCCGCAGCTCCTACGAGCTACAGCCGCATCGACCGCGTCGTGCTGCGCTGCAACTACCTGGAGCGCCTCTGCGAGATCATCGTGAAGACCGGCACGGCAGCGGCAACGCCCCAGGCTCCGGCGCTCATCCAGCCCGTCAGCGGCGACTACTACGAGCTGGGCCTGGCAAATGTAACGGTCAGCGCCAACCAGACCGTCATCACTCAGAGCTCCATCAGCGACACCCGCCCCAACAGTGCAGTCTGCGGCTACATCACCCAGTTCATCGACAGCATCGACACCGAGGCCTTCTATGACCAGTTCAATGCCTTCTATGCTGAGTTTGTGGCCAAGTCCAACGCCAGCTACTCCCAGTTCGAGCAGATGGCCAGGGCAGCCTATGACGGCTTCACGGCTGCCATCGACGAATACATCGAGGCGCTGGAGACCAAGGGCAACGCAGACCTGACCGCCATCACGGAGGCCATGAAAGAGTTCCAGCGCACCAGCCAGAACGCTTTCAACGAGTGGTTTGCCACCATGCAGGGCCTTCTGGACGAGGACGTCGCCGGCAGGCTCATCAACAAGACGAGCGATCTGGACGAGCGGCTGACCGCGCTGGAGTACATGATCATCCACAACGATCTGTTCACTCACATCGTTGACGATGACGGCAACCCGATCCTGGACGACGATGGCAACGCGATCATCGGCGACTGGAAATATAAAACCGCATAAGGAGGAACATTATGCAGATTGACGTAACAAACGGCAAACGCTTCACAGAGTACGACGAGCTGGCTGCCGTGGCCAGCGGGGAGGACGTTCTCCTGGTACGACTCGCAGACGGCACAGGCGTCAAGAGGATCCCCCTCAAAGCCATCAAGGCCTTCATCAACGGAGACCTGACCACGCTGGAGACTGAGGACCAGACCAGCCTGATCGCCGCCATCAACGAAGTCTTCGGCCTGGCGGGCACCAACGCCGACGACATCAAAGCCCTGAAGGAGCTGACCGCAATGCTCGGCCAGACCGGTGCATCCAGGGCCAACTCCTTCATCTACGAGCACAGCCTCGGCACCAGCTTCACCGCCGAGCAGTCCGCCGACATCCGTGCCGGCAAGTTCGATCTGGTCCGCACCGGCGGCTACTGGACCATCAACGGCCGCAAATACTGGGCCGCCCATGCAGACTACCATCTGAACTGCGGCGACACAGCGCTGACCACTCACCATATGCTGGTCATCCCCGACAAGTCCTTCTATAACCACGTTATGAACGACACCAACGACACGACCGGCTCCTACTATGGCAGCAAGATGAAGACATCCGGCCTGGCCGATGCTCTGGCCACCATCAAGGCGGACTTCGGCGCCGACCATATTCTGAGCCACAGGATCATCCTGGCCAATGCCGTCAGCAACGGCGCCAGCTCCGGCTGGGCGTGGTACGACAGCCAGATCGACCTGATGAACGAGAAGATGGTCTACGGCTCCCACGCATGGGGTGGCGGCTCCCAGAACGGCTACGACACCGGCGCAGACAAGAGCCAGCTGGCTCTGTTCCAGGCGCGTCCGGACCTGATCACGAACAGAGACAACTGGTGGCTGAGAGACGTCCGGTCCGCGGCGGCTTTCTGCGATGTCCACCACTACGGCCATGCTTCCGGCCGGGGCGCCTCGGCCTCCGTCGGCGTCCGCCCGGCTTTCCTGATCTATTGATCAAAAATCCCGGCCCCTTGTGGGCCGGGTAAATCTAATCAAGGAGATAAGATAGCGTGTCAGACATCCCTAAAAGTAAACGGGCCCATTCTAATCTGGAAGCGCACCACCAGGCTCTCGCAGTCCGTCGGATGATCTCCGTGGAGCTGCTCAGCAGCTTCGCCTACAGCGAGAAGAAGCTGGAGGCAGCCATCAAGAAGCAGACCGCGCACATCCAGGACCCGGAGCACAAGAAGGACGTCGCCGGGGCCATCCGCAGCCTGGAGAACGACTACGCCTGCTGGTTTATCAAGAGGCACCGCGACCGCGTGGACGATCTCGCCTGCGCCATCGCTCAGCACATCAGGGCGGCCAATACCATCTGGCCCTCCTACCGTGTCGAGTACCTGGACAGACGCGACGAGCTCAACCAGGCGCTGAAGTGCTGCAACCAGCTCCAGGACGAGCTCCAGTACATCGCCGAGGCGCTGCCGGCTGACAAAAACCGGTATATGAACATCGTGCTCGAAGTCGAGAAGCTGTTCAACATGGTGAAGAAGCTCCGGCAGTCCGACAACCGCTTCCTGAAGCACCTGAAAGATTAACACCCTATAGGGTGGCCTCTGTTTGTGCCGTCCAGTCCGCGACGAATTTCTGCAATGTCAACAACAACGGCAATGCTAACAACTGGAACGCCTCGAACTCCATCGGCGTCCGCCCGGATTTCACAACCGCACTACATTCTACGGGCAAGCTCCCGCGTGCGGCTATGGGAAAGGAGAGGCCATCCGTCCAGCGGGATCAGCTGGTAAATGCTAACCAGGACGCTCCCGGTTACGACCGAGGGGGCTATCGCGTGGTTTTTATGAATGTATTTTATGATGCAAATTTAATATACGACGCCGGCACCAAGGCCATGAAAAGCAGCAAATTCAAACGCAGCACGCAGATGTTCGAGATGACGCAGCTCCTCACCACGGCCCACATCCGGCGCGACTTTATGGACGGAGAATACCGCCCAGACCCCGGGAACAAGTTCCCGATCAACGAGCGCGGGCATCAGCGCTATATCACCAGCAACACCATGGTGGACAAGACCGTCAACCACCTCTTTTGTGACGAGGTCCTGACGCCGGCGATCAGCAAGTACCTGATCTACGACAACGGCGCCTCGCAGAAGGACAAGGGCGTGGCTTTCCACCGCCGGCGCTTCGAGGCTCACCTGCACCAGTATTACATGGAGCACGGATCCAACGAGGGCTACATCCTGCTGGTGGACTATTCTGGCTATTATGCCAACATCCCACACGACAAGTGCATCGAGGTCCTCGACTACTTTCTGGAGCGCGAGGTCGAAGATCCGGAGACGCTGCTGATCTCTGAGATGCTGACGCGCCTGATCCTCAAGACCTTCGAGCAGGACGTCTCCCGCTTCTCCGATGAGGAGATCGCGGCCATGATGGCCGGCAAGGTCAACCCGATGCTCAACTGCGGCGTGGATCCGGAGCTGCTGACCGGCGAGAAGATGCTCAGGAAGGGCGTGGACATAGGCTCGCAGCCTTCCCAGAACGTCGGCATCATCTACCCGTACCGGGTGGACAACTATGCCAAGATCGTCAGAGGCATCAAACACTACGCCCGCTACACCGACGACTTCTATGCGGTCTCAGACTCCAAGGAGTTCCTGGTGAGCGTGCTGGAAGGTTTCAGGAAGGAGGCGGCAGAGTATGGGCTGATCATCAACGAAAAGAAGACCCGGATCGTGAAGCTCTCCTCCCAGTTCAGACACCTGCAGGTGTGCTACTCACTGACGGAGTCCGGCCGCCTGATCCGGAAGATCCACCCGAAGAACATCACCCGGGAACGCCGGAAGCTGAAGGCGTACAAGCGCCTGCTGGACGCCGGCCGGATCGACTACCCAACCGTCGAGAACTCGTTCAAGTCCTGGCTGGGCAGTCACTACAAAATTATGTCACACGACCAAATCTACAACATGAGCAGCCTCTACTATGAGCTGTTCGGAAGGAGACCAAAATGGAAAAAAGGACATGGAAGATTACACTGGCTGATGGCACATCCCTCGACGGCCTCGACCTCAACGGGAACAACTTCATCAGCTCCACCGCTGTCACCGAGGACACCTTCACCGGTAAGCTCTCCAGCGTGACTATCGAGGGGCCTGACGGCACCCAGACCTATCAGGACATGAAGCTGGTCCAGATCAGCAAGGTCGGCAAGAGCTACTGGTTTATCCTGGCCGAGAAGACGGCCGAGGAAAAACAGAAGGAACTCGTCGCAGCTGCTCTGGCCACCAACGTCAACAGCATCACCGACCTCCAGCTCGCTCTGGCTGAGGTCTATGAAATGATCATTGCAGGAGGTATTTAAGTATGGCTAAAATCTACGCTTCCCTCATCAAGAAGGGGTTCAAAACCATCGACGACGTGCCCGAAAATCTGCGCGACGAAGTCCGCGCGCTCCTGGAGGAGTAAGATGATCCGGCGCTTCAGATCCTGGCTCAGAAAGGTGGTGAACAACATGGCAGTCATCTACGTCGCCCTGATCGTCAAGGGCAAGCGTACCTACGACAGCGTCCCTGACCTGATCAAGCCCCAGGTCAAGGAGATGCTGATCGACCTGGAACTGGCGGAGCTCGTCACTGAGTAAAGCCCACAACGCCCCCCACGGAGATCTCCGTGGGGGCGTAATTCTAAGTAAATAAAAACAAGGAAGGTACACAAGTATGAAAACTGGAATTTGCACAGCAGTGGGAGTCGTGGGCGGCTTCATCGCCAGCCTTTTCGGAGGCTGGGACGCAGCTCTGGCCACGCTCCTGATCTTCATGGGCGTGGACTACGTCACCGGCCTCATCGTCGCCGGCGTGTTCCACAAGTCCCAGAAGTCCGCAGACGGCGCCCTGGAGAGTCGCGCCGGGTGGAAGGGTCTCTGCCGTAAAGGCACGACTCTCCTGGTGGTGCTGGTAGCCTGCCGCCTCGATCTGGTCACGGGCTCCACATTCATCAGAGACGCGGCGATCATCGCTTTCATCGCCAACGAGACACTCAGCATTATCGAGAACGCCGGCCTGATGGGCGTGCCTATCCCTGCCATCGTGGTGAAAGCCATCGACATTCTGAAACAGAAGGCAGAGGATGACGCTAACATCAGCCCCGGCAAGGAGTAAGTCATGAAGGCGACAGGGTCCTCCACTGAGAGGACCATCTGGAACTACTTCCGCTGCAAAGGTTTCAGCCCGGCCGGTGTGGCCGGGCTGATGGGCAACCTTTACGCCGAGAGCGGGCTCAATCCGATAAACCTCCAGAACACCTACGAGAAGCGCCTGGGCCTCACGGACGCCGAGTACACGGCCGCCGTGGACTCCGGGAGCTATTCCAACTTCGTCCGCGACAGCGCCGGCTACGGCCTCGCGCAGTGGACATACTGGAGCCGCAAGGAGGCCATGCTCAACTACGCCCGGAAGACCGGCGCGTCCATCGGCGACCTGATGATGCAGCTCGACTTCATGTTCCAGGAGCTGAAGGGCTACGTGGCCGTCTTCCAGGTACTCCGGACAGCCCGGACCGTGAAGGAGGCGTCCGACATCGTGCTGACCAAGTACGAGCGCCCGGCCGACATGAGCAACGCCGTCAAGGTAAAGCGGGCCGGCTTCGGCCAGGCATACTACGACGCCTACGCAAACACCACAACAACCCCAGAGAAGGAGGAGATCACCATGAGCAACAGCCCTCTGGTAACGTACACCAACATCACTAAGAACAAGACCAGCCCCCGCAACCACGCCATCGACACCATCACGATCCACTGCATCGTGGGCCAGTGGACGGCGAAGCAGGGCTGCGACTATTTTGCCACCACTGACCGCGAGTGCAGCGCCAACTACATCGTCGGCAAGGATGGCTCCATCGGTCTGTCCGTCGATGAGGCGGATCGCTCCTGGTGCACTTCCAGCCGCGAGAACGACAACCGCGCCATCACCATCGAAGTCGCCAGCGACACCGAGCACCCCTATGCCGTGACCGATGCAGCCTACGCCGCACTGATCAAGCTCGTGGCCGACATCTGCAAGCGCAACGGCATCAAGAAGCTGGTCTGGTCCACCAACAAGACCGACCGCGTCAACCACGCCAACGGCTGCAACATGACCGTGCACCGCGACTACGCCAACAAGGCCTGCCCGGGCCAGTACCTCTACGACCGCCACGGCGCCATCGCTGCGGCCGTCAATGAGATCCTGGGATCCAGCACTACCCAGGCACCGGAAGCGGCTCCGGAGGCCGTCCAGGGCTTCCCTGCGACGCCCTTCACTGTCCGCGTCATCATTCCGGATCTGAACTACCGCAAGGGCCCCGGCATGAGCTATGCGGTCGGAGGCCAGACCGGCAAGGGCGTCTTTACCATCACCGAGGTGCAGGATGGCTGGGGCAAGCTGAAAAGCGGCGCCGGCTGGATCTATCTCGAAAACCCTGACTACTGCACCATCCAGGGCGTCGCAGCGAAGCCGGCCGAGCCGGATCCTGCCGACGTGCTGGCGCAGGAGATCGCCGGCAAGGTGAAGGGCTCCGGCCTGAACCCCGAGGACGTCTTGAACAGGGTCGAGAAGATCCTGGGCGTGGCATGATGGTGCCGCCAGCAAATACATGATAGACTAAGAGAGCCCCGGCACCCGCCGGGGCTCTTTTGCTTTATACGGCAATTCTGAGGACGACATAGTCCCGCAGCACGATGATCTTCGGGGTTCGAGTACCGTCGCGCGGGCTCCACCATTACAATCTAATCCGAACATTTTTGTAACGCTTGACGTGTTCGGGTTAGTCGTTCAGATTGAACGCTAAAGAAATAACCCCGCTTTCCGGCAAGGGAAGGCGGGGTTATTCTCTTTTCCTGCTCATAGCTGCGCGAATAGCAAGCGCCGCCATGCAGTAATTTGTTATTGCTTCGTTCTTTTGCCTGTAAAGCTCCGACAGGCTCAACCCATACATTGCTTGCAGTTTTGCCCGATGTCCCGCATAGCGGCAACGCCGATCTATGAAGAACTGCCGCAATATTTCTTGTTCCTGCTGCGGCAACGTATTCAAAGCGGCTGCGATAAATGCGGCGCGTTGCCGTTCCGCCGCGTCCGTGCTTTCTTCCAGCACTCTAAAGCCTTCAAGCTCTGCTATTGCCGCTTCCCGCATTTTCTCAAAGTCCATTTTCAATCCCTCGCAATTCCTCCGCCGCCCGCTCGATCCACTCTTCCCAATTTTCTGCCGCTATAACAACATTTAACGGCGTGGGTGAATGTCCGAAAACGTCCTGCGGATCGTCCGGAAAGTGCGCATAATGCAGCGCTTTCAATGTTTCGTCCCGCCGAAGCTTCAACATTGCGGCGTTTTCAATTCGTGCAACCTCGTTTTCATCTTTGAAGCGCCCGCCGGAAGCAAGCGCCCGTTTCGTGTAATCGTCAAAATATAACCGCCGGATCACAAACGCTTCCCGCTCCGGCAGACGATCGACCGCCGCGCGGACAATTTCGCATAGCTCTTTTTTCTCTATGCGTTCGTCGAACTCTTCCGCGCTTTCACCCTCTATCAAGTCGCCCGCTTCCGTCCCGCTCCCGTCCTTGTCGTTCTCAATAATTGCATTGAGAGAGGAACACGGCTGCGGAAATATGCGCTTGTCGCCCTCTCGGACGTTGCCGAACATGGCGTATACCTGTTGTTTGTATTTGAAGTTTATGTAGCTTGTAAGTGCAAATCCCTTTTCCGGATCGAAGGCGTTTACAGCTTCAACCAGCGCCAAATATCCGCATTGCATGAAATCATCAAGATCAACAAACGCGTTTTGCTCAATGATTGAACGGTATTTCACCGCCAAGTAGTAAATATGCCGCCTGTTCTGCGCCCAAAGCAGCGCAAAGGCCTCTTTATTGCCCGCCTTCGCCCGCGCTGCTAATTCCTCATTGCACCATAGCTTTCCCATAAGCTCATACGCTCGCCGCGTCCGGCTCTGTAACTTCTATATTTTGATCGTTCGACAGCTTGCAATAAAGGCTAATATCATCGGTATAGCCTTCGTAGTTGTCTATGCGTTTAATGTCGTAGAACTTGCCGCCGTACTCCACCAGCATTTCCGTTGTTACGTCGGTTCTATGATTGACCGTGAAAACAACCTCTTCCGCCGCGTTCACCATTGCGGAAGCGTAGAACTCGCTTCCAGACAACTGCCGATAGTAAGCCCACAACCTCCCGCTATGGATCGGTCGCCATTCTTCCGTGTTGAACCCGTGTTCGTTTGTCGTGCTTGTAAAAGCAATAATGCGGATTTTCTTATCTTTCAGCTTCATTCCTGCCGCTCCCTCCGTTATAGCGTCCGTATATATTCTTCGTATTTCTCCGTTAAACCTACATAAGCGTCAAGCAGGCTTGCCATGCCGTCTATGCGCTGCTTTGCGGCTTGATTTTTGACCGGAACAATATTGCCGTTTACGTCGGTTTTAACGCCTGTGTTTGTCAAACACCATTTCAAGATCGGGTGATTGTTATAAACAATCCGCTTTGCCTGCAAGTCTGCACCCATGTTCTGCATAGGAAGTGAAAGCGTTTTTGCGCCCTGTATGCAAGGGATCATATTAAACCCACTCGCCTTCATTTCCTCAACCCAATAGCGGGCGCTCCATGCGTCATAGTAAACCCAAGCGGGAACAATCTTGTATTCCGCCGCCATTTCCAAAAACCACGCCGTTACGTCCTTGTAATTGATCGTGTTTCCGGCGCAAGTGCGCAATAGTCCGCGATCCCGCCACTTGTCATAGGGTATCTTTTCTTCCGCCACGCGGCGCTCTAACGTTTCTTCCGGTATCCAGTACATTTGCGTAACACACCGTTTCCCCGTGTCCTTGTCGATCATCAAGAGCGTTGCACACGTCAAATCAAGCGTTTTCGACAGGTCAGCGCCGCCGATTGCAAACTTGTTCTTGAAGCGGGCAAGATCGAACGTTTCCGCGTTGTCTATGTCCTCATAGGTCAGCCACGCCGTGCTTAACGTATCCTTGATATTGAAATCCTTTACCAGCAGGCCGCGCAATTCGTTAGGGTTATTTTGTGCGCGGGCAACCTTTGTTTGAAGATCATCTATTTTCTTGATCGTGCCTAACGCGGGGTTTGCCTTCTGCCATGCCTCCGGCTGCGTCCATTCCTCGCGGCTGTCAAGCTCATAGAGGATTGGAAGAAACGTATCATCTTTGAAAACGCCGTCAACGATATTGCAGGCCGTCGCATACATTTCATCAAAGATGTTTTCGCGGATCGTTCCCGCCGTCGTTATCATAATCAAGAGCGGCTGGCGGCGGGCGCTCTGCGATTGCTTCATAACCTCGTATAAATTGCGGTCTTTAATGCCGTGCAATTCGTCGATCACAACGCAATGAGAATTTAGGCCGTCCATGCTGCCGCTGTCCTTGCTCAACGCCTCCATTTTCGAAAACGTGTTTGCAAAGTATAGATCGCCCTTGCGCTTGCGTACAAGCTCGCGCAACTGTGGGCTTTGCTTAATCATGTTATAGGCCTCTTCAAAGATAAGCCGCGCTTGATCTCGCTTTGTGGCAACGCAATAGATTTCCGCGCCCGCTTCACGGTCGGCGATCATCATATAAAGCGCAATGCCCGCCAGCATGGTACTTTTGCCGTTCTTTCGGGCAACGTAGAACATTGCTTCGCGGTACTGCCGCAAGCCCGTTTCTCTATCGACGAACCCGAACAGCGCGGATATGAAAGCCTTTTGGAACAATTCGAGCGTTACAGGCTTGCCCGCCCACTCGCCCTTTGAATGCTTGCAGAAGCGTTCTATAAACTCAATCGGGCGCAAGGCCTTCTTTTCGTCAAAGATATACCGTGCGCCCGCTTCCGGCGCTTCGATCCGCCGCGCCAGCTCTTCATAAACCTTCCGAACCCTGCGCGAAACAACGCATTTACCGCCTTCAATCGCCCTCCAATATTCAAGAATGTAATTCAAGGTTTATCCCTGCTTTGTGATGAAGTCCAGCACTTCATTTTTCTTCTTGCTGTCAACCTCCGGCGGCGGTAATAGGTCGGTAAGCTGCTTATAAAGAAGGCTGTAACGCTGGATCGTCGTATTATAAGACTTCAAAGCAGGGCTTTCCCGCAAGAACTCTTGTTTACCCTGCTTGAAGTGGTCAACTGTGCCGTTTTCCTTGATCTTTTCGCGCAAATCTGCAAGGGTTTCCGCCACGAAAGATATTTCAACAATGAGCTTTTCGGCTATGTCTTTGCGATCCGCCGGAACAAGTTTCAATATCTTTTTAAGTTTGCGCACGTCCTTCAATCTCTCATTATCTCTATCGTTTGTCATGGCAAATCACCCCGTTTCAATACTACCCGTTCGGGCTTTTGCCCTCCCCTCATATGTGCGCCCGTGGAGAGGAAAAGACAGGTTGCCCCCTGACGGTGCGTTTTCCCCCTCTAAAAAATTTTAGTGGGGGGTATTTCGTCGCTGCGTCGTGAAGCGTCGTACTTCTCGAACCATTCCGCCGCCAGCTTTTCATTTAGCTTCCGGTTGTGCGCTCTGCTTTCGTCGCTCTGAATGCGTCGTATGCACTCTTCAAGCGTTGTCGGCATTAGAACAACCTCCGCCCGCAATTCGTCGGCAATGGCTTTCATTTCCCGTGTGTCTGCGATCGTCGTTATCACGAAGGCGCGTTCCCATCTGCCGCGCCGCGCCTGTATGATCTGATATAGCAATTCCCGAACTTCCAGCGCAACGGACAGGATCGGCGCATGGTTCAAATGCACGTTGCCCGTTTCACCGTTCAGCGCTGCGCACAGATAATCAAGATCAACAACTAAATCGTTGCCGCTTTTATGCTGCGCAACGTATGTTGTTTTCCCGCTCGCCGGACTTCCGCACACAAGAAATACATTCGCTTGCTTTATTACGTTGCCTTCATCATCGAAGGCAATACCATTCAGCCGCGCCGCCTGCCCCCGCGCCTTCATATCCTGTGAATGCTCTTCCGCGTGGCACTTTTCGCAAACGGCTTTCAGATTGTCCCAATTCAACGTTATATCCGGATCGTTGACGTTCCACGGCTTGATATAGCGAATATGGTGGACTACGGAAGCCGCCCCACCGCAACGTTCGCAAATATAGTGCTGGCTTTGCAAATAAGCCTCGCGCGTCTTGCGCCACTCCTTGCTGTCATAGAACGGCCTCGCGTAGTCCTTCGCCATACCCTTAACCCCTTTCCGCTTTCAGTTGAAGCGTTTTCAAAAGGCTGTCAATAGTCCGCTGTATCTTGTCAGCGTCTACCCGCTCCGCATGATACCAAAGCGTAAGAATGAACTTTCCCGCCGTATCTGCTAACGGTTCGGTTTTCTGTGCCTCCGCCGGAATGCCCGTGCAAAGCTCGATATAGTCCGGAATAGCCGCAAGCAATCCCGTTATAATATCGTCGTTGTCGGTGTTATCCAGCCGTAACGCTTCGCGGGCTTGCTCTAACGTAAGCATTGCACCCGCTCCCGATTAAGTCGCCGAACGTGTCAGCTTGATAAAGGCCTCTTCCACAATGGGCTTGCAATCGGCAACCGCCATAGCGCGGTAATCAATGCGCCCGCTCTTGAAGCTGCTTTCGCGGGAAGCCTCGATCGTGATACCCTCCGGCAGATTGTAGCCCATGTAGTTGAAGTTACCGAACAGGATAGTTTCCGCCGGGAGGTAATCATCAACAACGACAGGGAAGCCAAGAATTTTTCCGATCCCCTCGGCCTTCGGATCAGCAATGAAGATCGGTCGCCCGTTGCTGTCCACCATGCTGTAAAACAGGTTGTACAGCGCGGCGTTGTTCATTGCCCAGCAAGCGCCGGAAGCGTACCCGCGTTTCAGCGCGGCAACGACCTTCACAACGTCGGCATATTTCAGCCCGTTTGTTTTGTGGAAGGTAAAGGCGTTTGTATCGCCCCAAGTAATGCCGTTCAGAACGCCCGTACCCTGCGAAGAACCCGTACCGTTTACAAGGCCGTCCGCAATGCAGGCCATCACGCAATTAGTAAGCTCTTCCACAAGGTAGCTTTCAAATGCGGCAATGCTCATGCTCTGCACTTTGACGCTGATAGAAAGCACCTTCATAATTTCGTAGCCGTCGAAAGAAACGGTTGCGACGCTGGGCGCTGCGCTGTCAACCGCTGCGCCCTCGGTGTGCCAGCTTGCAGCGGCGGCGGGAGTACCGACGGGGATAGCGATTTTAGAAGGCACATTGAAGGAACGGCAAACGCTCATAATGCCGCCCATCGTGCGGGCTTTGCTGATAACCTCGTTCAGCGTCTGCGTGGGGAGAACCGCCGCAACGTTGCCGGAAGTGCCGTAAGCGTCTGCCCGCTGCTCGGTCATGGCGCGATTGAAGGCCGCTTCCTCAAAGCTGTTCAGCTTGCGCCCCAGCAGGCGTTTCATAAACGCGCTGCGGTATTCGGCGCTGTTGAATACGTCGCCTTCGGTAGCCTCATAGCTTGCGCGGCGCTCGAAGGTCATACCCGCGCCCGCCACGGGGTTAAAACTGTTCTGCTGCCCGCCTGCGGCGCGGCTCTGTGCATTCTGCTTCGCCTGCGAAAGTCCTTCAAGCTCAATATTGAGCGCGTCCACGTCGGCGGTTGCGTCGGTGGCAACAATGTTCTTGATCTCTGCCGCTCTGCGCTCGATTTCCTCCAGCGTAGAAGTGCGGTAATGGTTGAAAGCCTCTGCAATAGTCTTGAATTTCATTTTGTATTCCTCCGTTTGATTGAAATAATGGCGTTTGCCGTTTCTGTGATCTGCTTTGCGAAGGCAAGATTTTCACTTCGCGCCGCTTTGGGGTTGTTGCTACCCTCGTAGCCGGAAGCAATTTTCTTCTGCTCCCGCTCCAAGATGTCAATTTGTCTGTAAAGCACTTCTGTAAGCGATTTACGCCGCTTGTCCTGTGCGGCCTCCGCCGCCTCGGTCTGCTCCCGCTCCGGCTCGGCGGGCTTTTCGATATGGATTTCAATTTCTGTTGTATTCCCGTCCTGCTTGACAATGGCGGGCTTTACAACAATGCCGTTTTCGTCTGCCATAGCGTTATACCTCTTTCAGCAGAATTGAATTTGCCTTGATAATGGCTTTCGCCCTCTCCGCCGCCGTAGAAGTCCATGCGTTAATAGCGGATCTCGCTTCAACGCTGGTCTGCGGATAAGCGGGGAACGGAACGACGCTGATTTCATACACTTTTTCAATCTTTGTGATCGTGCGCGTGTTTGTCGCCGCGTCGTAACTGTCGCCGCCCTCCGGCACTTTGAAGGCGAAGGACATTCCGGAAAGATCGCCGCGCTGTACTGCCGTATAAACGCTTCGCGCTTCCTCGGTGTCCGGTAATTCTGCAACCATGCTTAACCCTGCCGCGTCAAGCGTCAGTTGCATTGTTTTGGGCGTTCTCGCAAGCGGTACTTTGTTCAAGTCGTGATTGTAGAACAATCTCGCGTCGGACAAGTCCGCATGATCCAGCGCCCCCGCTCGGATAATTTCAATAAACGTGCCTGCCGGATCGTTTATCGTGGTGGGCTGGTCGTAAACAATCGGCCTACCCTCTAATTTAAGAACCTTCGCCGCGCCTGCCGCCGCCGCGTCCGCTCTTATTTCGCATACTCTAATTTCCTTCATGCCTGCGTTCCTCCGTTCTCTCCGTTTTTGCCGTCCGCTCCCGCTCCGGTATCACCGTTCAGCGCTGCGGGCGCTTTTGCCTTTGCAAGCTGGTATTCCTCCGCCTTGTCCGCGTCAACGTAATTCAGCGATTGAATGCGGCGATCTCCGCCGGAAACGCTCGGAAGGTTCAGAATTTCCAATGCTTGATTGACCGTAAGCAAGCCCATAGGCATAATTTCACGGATCAAGTTTACTTTCGTCGCGTTGCTGGTGAATTGAAGTCGCCCGCTCTCGAACAGAATAGAATTGCCGAAGGCTCTTTCCCGATCGTTGAACAGCTTGCGCGTAAATTCAAGGCTTAATTGCAGCGCCAGCGGTTCAATGACGCTTTCATAGAACGCCGCCCATTGGTTTTCGTCGTAGCTGCTGTTTACGATCGCTTCCGAAACGCCTAAATAGTCGTAAATCTTCGTTTTCACGGCCTGCATTTGCTTTTCGTCGATCGCATACGGCTTGTTGTCGATCGGGATATACTCGGCGGCGCTGTCAAGAACGGCAATGCCGCCGTTGTTGTTGATGTTCAAATAGTCCTGTATGAAGTTTTCGCGCATTTCCTTCAAGATGTCGGCATTCGCAAGCTGTGTGCGTTTCAGAATGCCGCGAATGCTCGCGCCTGTCTTGATCGCGGAAACAATGCCTTCATTCTGCGCGTGGGCAAGCTGCAACGCGGGGGAAAGCGCGTCGTTAGGATCGCCTAAAATATCGTTCCCGTTGAAATTGCGGCGAAGGTGGACAATATCCGCATACGGTAAAATGACTTCACGCCCGCCGGAAAAGATGAAGCGCACATATAGCGCCCCGCCCGTGTCGCTCAAAAACTCCGCATGAACCGGATTGAGCGGGAACACGGCGACGCATTGCCCGCGTTCGTCCTTCTGAATGTACGCAAAAGCGTTGTTGTACAGAAAATAGTGGGTAAACAGCTTGTACAGCATATCGAAGGCGGACATATACGGGTTTGGCTCAACCTGTAACAGACGGTTTAACTTGCAATCGCCCGTTACCTGTTCATGATCCCGATACTTGATAATGTGCGATCCTTTCAGCTTTGCAGCATTGCGGGCGATCGCGTCAACGGCGCTTCTGAAAATGTCGTTGCTGTATGCGTTACCGCTCCATGCTGAAAAGGCATTCCCGCCGCCGATGATCTCCGCGCGGCTTGTTCCCCGTGCTGGAGGCTTTACCCTCCCAAATATGCGTTGAAAGATATTCACGCGTCTTTGTCCTCCTTCCGGCGCTCCGCTGCTTTCTCTTCCTCTTCGTTCCTCCGTTCCTGCTGACAATCGCAACTTTCCGAAGGATCAAGGGCGCAACCGCAATGCGGGCATACTCTGAAATACATTTTCGTTTCTCCTTTCTGTCTGCTTTTTCTCCCACCCCTCCGCCCCTCCCGCTGGGAGGGGGACAGGCTCAAAGGAATTGAACACGCCTGCGGGCGGGCTGCTGTCTGCGTGTCTATGTGCTTCCTCTGATGATTTTTTGTTATCCCCGCCGCCGTCCTGCTTCTATCACTCCGGCAACTCACCGTAAAGAGGCTTTCGCGGCATATCCTCGCGCCGCGTTGCGCCGCTCCGGTATTCCACGTTCCTCTTGACGGCTCGCCGCCTTCGTGATCTATCTAAAGCAGGCGACGGGGAATTAAACAAAAAATCATCTTCAAAGAAAGTGTTGGTTATCGAACCTTACTTATTTACAAGGCCTTCAAAGCTGATCCGCGATCAGCATTTTAGAGGCCGTTTCCGGTTATTCGGTGGCGGTGCTTCCGCCGCGTCCTCGTTACGAACGTACTTGAAGCACATATAGCCGTAACGGTTCGTTTTTGCTTCTACAAGCCTGTAACCCTTCGGCGCTCGCGGCGGCTTGCTCTCGGAATACTCCCGCTTTGCTTCCGTCGCCGCTTCCTTCTCCGGCTGGCACAAATTCCGCGTACCCTTGTAATGGTGGCGCGTCCCTCTCTCCGGTGTCCAATGGTCGAAAAGGTAATTTGCAAGGCCTGTATAATCCCGCCCGTGATCCACGCCGTTGTAGTAGTTGTGTTCCCGCAAGTGTTCAATACGAATGATCGTTCCGCCGTCCCATTTCTCCTGTATCTGCTCTTCGGTCAGCCCGTTAGATACCATGTGAAAGTGAATGCGGCTCGTTGTCTTGCCTCTGCCGGGGTAAAGCGCTATTTGCGCGTCCGGATTTAACCGCCGCAATCGCCGCCAAAACGGATTTATGATCCCGTCCGCCTCGGCGAAGGTATGTACTTCGTGTTCGTTGTCCAGCGTGATCGTGGTATAGAGGGAAGCGGGGGAAAACGTCGCGTTGAACATTCGCGCATGATTTCGACGGGCTAACCGCTGCTTGAAGTCCTCGTATTCCTCCGCGCTGCTGAACCGTGGGCGCGGCTCTGCCTTCTTTACGTCCTTTGTCCGATCCGGCAAGGTGTACACCTCCTGTTCACATACGCTACCCGCGAAAATCCTTCTTTTTGCTCGCATTTTTTGGCCTCCTGCCTTGACAAAAGGCCGTACAACTGCTATAATTTATTTGTAGTGAATAGCTGTTGTACAGCCCTAACGTTCATCGGTTGCCCGCCGATGGGCGTTATTTTTTTGCCCTCTTTTTTCATAATGCTACTGCCTCCAGCAATTCCGCTATGTATGGATCGCGGCGGCGCTCCGGTGAAAGCGTCCGGATGGCCTCGCGGCATTCCTCGCGCAACTCGTAACGATCTTCAAGGCGATAGGAAGAAGCCGGATCGCGAAGGGGGAAATATGCTTCATAGCTCACAAGATCGGCTTTCCGGCATTTCTCACCGTAATATTTGCGTAGTCGAAGAAACTTCTTTTTGACCGCTCCGCAAGCTATCGCGTCAAAGCAAACGCCCGCTGCGATCCCTCTTTCTAAAGCCTCTTCTGCAACCTCAACAACGGTTTCATATGCGATCGCTATAACGTCGTCCATTTCGCACCATACATCTTTGCATTGAAGAACGCCGCACATTTTCAGCGCCGTATATTTTGCAGGCTCTAACGCTTTCAATATTGCGCCGTCCCGCTCCGCTCTTGTTGAAAAAGGCTTAACGCGCGGTTTATGCTCTGCCGCCGCCTCCGCATAGTGCTTGAAAAGCTGTTCCGGCGTAACCTCCAGCGCGTCCGCGATCATCTGCGCCGTTGTGTCCGTTACGCTCTTCATCTGCTGTTTCGGGACAATGCCGCCCGCCGCCCATGTTTCATATGCTGCTATCGAATAACGGCTTACGCCGGAAAGCTCCGCCAACTTCGTAACAGTCCAGCCGCGCCGCCTGCGCTCCTGCTCAATCGTGTTCGGGAAACTCTGACACTTGAAGTTATATTTTCTGCTTCCTGTCATACCGCGCCGCCCTCCAACGAAAGGACTTTGCAAATGATATGCGCCTTGAATGCCTTGCCCTTGTATGCGTCAAGGTATGTCGCATAATTCGCCCGTGCGATCTCCGTAATGATCCCGCGCGGCAACGGAAGGGCGGCAAAGTCTAACGCAAATTCGTAATAATCCAGCTTCCGGCGGTTCTGCTCCCGATCCTCTGCGCCCATTTGGAAGCTCTCTTCTTCCATGCTCCGGTATTCCTTCTCGATCGCGGCTATCTGTATCGGGCTTGATCCCCATACCTCCGTTTCGTAACCCTCATACGGGGAACGACCGCCGCCGCGCTTCTTTTTCCGCTTGCTCATTGTTTACGCTCCTTTCGCTTCCGACGGCCTGCCGTATGAAGTTTCTTTCGGTAAGCAGCCGTATTTCTTCTTGTGCCATGCCTCGAACTTCGCTTGATTGTCCGGATCGTCGAAGAAACTTCCGATCGCTTCAAACAAGCCCCGACAATGCGCCGCCATGACGGGCGCGGGCATTGTGTCAAGCTGTACTGTTATCCCGCTCATGTGTTAGGCCTCCTTTTCAAGAAATGTCGCCGCCGGAACGGTAAGCGCCTTGCAAATCGCTACATAGTCCGAAACGGTAAGGCGCTGCTTCCCGCTTAAAATAAGATTGAGTTTCGGCGGCGCAATGCCGCTTTTTTTGCTCAACGTTGTTTGCTTAATTCCTTTTTCAGAGATATAAAACTTGATATTTCCTGCTACGTTCACTTCGTCCGCCTCCTTTAATTTCGAACTTCGAAGTTACAAGTACATTATACAGTTCGAATTTCGAAATGTCAATAGGATTTTTTCGAATTTTGAAGTTTTCTATTTACTAAATCGAAATTTTCTGATAGAATAGCAACGGGAGGCGATACCATGACATTTGGCGAACGCTTGAAAGAACTGCGTAAAAAAAGAGGACTAACCCAAAAAGAGTTAGCCCAACTTATCAGCGCAAAAAATAATTCCGTGAGTAATTGGGAAAACGATCAAAATATACCCACCGCAAGTGTTGTTTTTTCTCTTGCTCGTGCGCTCAATGTTACCGTTGAAGATTTAATAGGCCATTACAGCATGGACGAAGTAATAGCAATAGGGGAAAAACCTTTTGACGAACGAACCCGCTATGAAAAGCTGGTCTATAATGTTTTTCACGAATATTCTTCCGATATTGGACGTGGGTTAAAAGCGGCTGGTGGTTCTTTTGAAAGTTTTGCGCAAATCCTCGATAATATATTGACAGAGCAAGCGGAAAACGATACTTCTATTGATCCCGAACGTGCGGAAAGTTTAAGAAATGAACTGCGCGGGATAATGTCCGGTTATAACTCTCTTACCGACGAAGGGAAAGAATTTGTAAAACAGTCCTTAAAAACTGCGCTTGCCGCTTATTCTAAAGGCGCGGAGGAACAGTAA